GTTTTATATATGTATTTATAATTATATATATAACTATATAACTAACAATTGTGTTATAGGGTCCGAGGACGGAAGTCCGAGGTCCAAGAGTCATTACATCTCTACCGAGGACTCGTTAATCAATTCTTAATTAACTAATTCTACTTACGTAGTACTACAATACCATTTAAACTGATTTAGAAGCTCTATGAGCTCAATTCAATGTATCGGATAGGATAGGGTAGCCTAAACTATCGATAATCGCTTATAACGCATTTAAACCTGTTTTAACTAGTTACAAACGTTAATTTGTAATTCGATAACTCTTAGTAGGGCTTATTACAAAAAATTACTAGAAAAATAGTAAGGGGTGTAAAGCACAAAACTCTTGGTTACACTTTTCCCCCTCCCCCCGGTCTTATGTCTTATAGAAGAGTGGTCATCTGTCTTACGTCTTATATAAGACCTATAAGATATCATACATAAGACAAATGAGATAAATTAGCATAAATACAACATTGTTGTAAAAATACAACAAATAATTAGCATGATTTTTGCATGGTGCTTTACCAATAATAATCTATCAACAACTTAGCGCATATTAAATATGGGAAATAATCCCATTTTATTACTTAGAATCCTGGCAATTGTAACAGATTGTAAAAGGGGATAAAATCCATTGACAGGGGAAAAGTAACAGGTAGAATGGAATCATCAACAACGCAAAAGGGGAAAAGAAAATGATCCGATTAAGTAAAACAAGTAAGCTAGACGGTATTCTTTCATGGTCGTTACAGGCCGTGGATACCTGCCCAGGGGCACGTGGTGCCAATGGGGAATTGGTTCCCGCATGCGCTGGGTGTTATGCTACTACTGGGAATTATCGGTTTAAGAATGTAAAACTTCCTCGCTTGGAAAACAAGGAAGCTTGGAAGAGTGACAGTTTTGTCCCTGAAATGGTAAAAGCATTAGACAATTCCCGATTTTTCCGCTGGTTTGATTCTGGTGACGTGTACTGTACTGGACTAGCGGAAAAGATCCTGGAAGTAATGGAAAAAACCCCGCATGTGCAGCATTGGTTGCCCACTAGAATGCATAAATTCACAAAATTTGCTAAGATTTTGGGAAAAATGCAAGCTTTGGGGAATGTAGTAGTGCGATTTTCTAGTGATTCTGTTTGTGGTGAAACTGTAAAGGGTGAAACAACGTCTACCATTTTCAGTGACGAAAAACAATTGCAAAAAAATGCATTTATCTGCAAAGCATATGAAAATGACGGAAAATGTAACGGTTGCCGGGCATGTTATGATAAGAAAATTGACCTAGTAGCGTACAAAGCGCATGGGGTTAAAATGAATAAAATCATTAAACTACACGTTATTTCTTAAGGGGTACATCATGAAAACAATAGTTTTAAATTTTTACACTGATCCGGGGCATGGTTGGGTTAAAATTGCCAAAAGTAAGTTAGTAAAGCTTGGCATTGCCGATAAAATTAGCAGTTATTCATACATGCGAAAAGATTTCGCCTACTTGGAGGAAGATTACGACGCATCACTGTTAATTGCCAGTTTAAAAGAAAAGGGGTTTACTTTTACAGTAAAAGAACACGTGGCGCGAGAAAAATCATCTAAGATCCGGTCATATGACTGTTATCATTTTGAAGGGTAAACTATCATGGCAAATATCGCACAAGATATTACAAACGGGATAATTGAACAATTGGAAAAGGGTGTTATTCCCTGGGTTAAACCCTGGCAGTCAAAACCGGATGAGGCAATGCCCCATAACCCAGCATCGGGCACGTATTATAAGGGTATTAACTTTCTATGGTTGACCATGATGCACAATGGCGGGAAATATGGCAGTAGTAGCCAATGGATGACATACAATCAAGCGAAGACACTAGGGGCACAAGTAAAAAGGGGTGCTAAGGGTGTACAGGTATTGTTTTATAAAAAAATCACTGTAGCAGATAAAAACAGCGAGACAGGATCAAAAATAGTACCAATGTTAAAAACCTATACTGTTTTTAATGCGGATTTTATAGACGGACTACCTGAACAAAGCATTACAGAATCCGTAACGTTTGAAGAGTCCCCCAATTGTGAATTGTTTGTCTCAAACTCTGGGGCAGATATACGGCATGGGGGGGATAAAGCTTTCTATTCCCCTGCTGCAGATTTTATACAGTTACCAAAGCATTCTGATTTTAACACTGGGGCAGATTATTACGGGACACTCTTACATGAGTTATCGCACTGGACAGGCCATGATTCCCGATTAAATAGGGATTTTTCCCAGTCTAAAAAGTGGGGGGACAATGCTTACGCGATGGAAGAGCTAGTGGCAGAATTGGGCAGTGCTATGCTTTGTGCCCATAATAAAATTGACGGTAAATTGCAGCATGCCAGTTATATAGATTCATGGCTGCAGGTACTGAAAAGCGATAACAGGGCCATTTTAAAAGCTTCTGCGGAGGCCCAGAAGATTCTGGACTACTTAACTGATAAAAAGGTGGCATAGTGGATTACATTGGAGCTCTTATCATTGCAGTACTGTTTATAGTACTATTCACCAAGTTAATAGGGAAATTATCATGATGCAAGTTAAACTAGCAGTTAGGAATGCTTTTTTTATTGGTTTGCGCTGGGTTATGGGTTTAATCGGAGGTTATTTAGCGTTTATCTGGGTTACTACGTTATTCCCCAATTGGGTGACAGCGATCGAAGGTTTTAGCGGTATTCTAATGGTAGCCCTGGCAATAGTGGGCCCAGATTTTAGGGAGGAATAAAAATGAAATTCTGTAAAGATTGTAAATTCTGTGATGGGTTACACTTGGCTTCCCCTATTTGTTTACATCCTAACGCGCTTAGGGAAGTTAACCTAGTAACAGGTAAAGAAGAATTCGCCTATTGTGAAGCTGAGAGAAAAGATTACATTATGGGTGGGCGGTTCTGTGGGACAGAAGGTAAAAATTGGGAGGCCGTATGAATACCGGAATATGCCCAATGTGTAAAGGTACCGGTAAGACCTGTATCAATTGCGGTGGACAAACCATGCTAGGAAATGCCACGGGACGGGTTAGGTTGCGTCCCGATGGTGTACCCTGTACACACGAATTTACCGCTGAAAAGCGTGGGAGGTGCTATTACGTGTACACGTGCAAACATTGCCAGCAGTCTTATGAAATTGATAGCGGTGGTTGATTTATTGTCGGTAGTTATCTTCAAAAGTAAACAATTGTAATTAGAATACCTATAAGAGGTAGAAAATGACTGATAATCTAGTGTTTTGGACTGTAATAGGCATAGCTTGGGCTATTTTTGGCATGGAAATATTTGCATTGTGTTATAGATAATGCTTGACAAATCTAATTTTATGGTTTATATTGGCATCGTGTTAAATAACAATCGGGGGTTTTATGCGATGTCTAGCTTGTGATGCTGAATTATCGGACTATGAGTCCACCAGAAAATCTGCAGTTACAGGGGAATATTTTGACTTGTGTAATAATTGCATGTCAACAATCAAAGATGACTTGTCAATTATAGATAGACCGGATCTCATGGAATATGAGGATTTTCCAGAGGAAGACCTTTTTTCACCAGGCGATGAAAACTAAAAGAAGAATAAAATGATGCTAGAACTTGACTATGAAACAGCGGACAGAATCACTCTGTTATGTTTAAAAGACTCTCTTAAGACTCTTAAAAAAGAAGTAAGAAACCATAAGAAAAAGGGTTATTACATGCATCCAGAGGATTTATCTGACGCTGAAACCAAGTATATCCCAGCACTAGAAGTATTAATTAAATATTATGGCGGAGACTGGCAAATAGACTAAAAGTAAACCTATAAGTTACTTTTTTTGGTACGTTAAGTAACCTATATGTACCATAAATGATACCTAACGGGTTAATTTGTCCATTTTGTGATACAAATTGAATGAATTAACCTTATCGGGAATGTAGAGAGGGAAATATGGGAATCAGATATAGTACTAATTGGATGGGACCAGTATCAACAAACTGGTATAAAGATAATGGTCTAATGGACAATAACGGTAACATTACTCAGAGTTATTCCTGTGGTCGAATTGATTGCCGTGGTGAATCGTTAGGTATGTATGGTGATGAGATTGGACTACCGCCAATGAAGACAGAAGATTGGAATGAATTCTCTGATTGGTTGTTCACAGTAGAATCAGAAACAATGCTCACTCTTAAAGATCTAGTAGAGCTTTATGAGGAAAACCACCAACCTATTTCTTTTCTAAAGGAACTAACATAAAACACAAACCAGGAGGATCATAACATGGGATTCGATGATGCTGAGGTAAAAGGAAGCGGGGAAAGGGTTTGGTATGGCGAAGGTTATTTGATTGGCAAGAGACCATACACTGCAACTGACTGGATAGAACGAAGGGTTCCTTCACACTTGGCAACCCAAGCGCACGAATTGATAGACAAGTGGTTAATTGAGAAAGGTTATAACCCGGAGGATATATGAAACACAGTACTATCTTACGTTTGGCTAAAGCAAAACTAACATATGAATATGATTCAGGTACCGGGTCTACCTTTATTTGCGCTGCTATTGATTCTGTTGTACGCTGGCCTTGGGATAAACGAAAAGCAAGGCAATTAAAGGCCTGGATTAGTTCTATGCTTTCCCCATATAATACACTCGAGCTCTGGACTCTTAAAAATACTAATACTGACATCTCTAACGTAAACAAGATAACTATGCAAAACGCACGACATCGCTGGTTAAATAATATGATTGACTACTTGGAAGCACAAGGAAAATGATGTGGTTTTTAATTGGTGTTGTGTTTGGGCTAATCATTTATTGGAATTTTGGGAGAGGAAAATGAAACACAAACTCACCTTTGACGCAAACGGCAATTTAAAAGATGCGGAGGTGTTGAAATGACCAAAGCAATTTTGGCTTGGGCATTGATGTTGGCGTGGCTAATGATGGACACAATTCTTCTGAGGTATTTCAAATGATTGAACTGCGATGGGCAGAATCTGTACTCAAGGAGAAGAATAAATGACTATTTCAAGCAAGATGCGTATCTACCTAGACCAGTTGGTACAGGAGCTTAATGACCCAGAGGAATACGCGCCGGGGAACTATGACACTTGTAAACGAGCGGTTGCTTACTTGGAGAGCCTTTGCCAAGAAGCAGCAGAAGCTATTGAGAACATTTTGGAGGAGGATAAAAACAATGCCTGATATCGCTATGTGTGAAGGGATTAGTTGTCCATTAAAAATGGATTGTTATCGGTTTACTGCTAAACCAAGTGACTGGCAGTCTTACTTTACTAGCATTCCTTTTGATCCTATGTATATGGAGTGTGAACACTTTTGGGATAACAAAGAACGTGCCTTCTATAACAAAGATAACCGTAAGGAGAACAATAATGGATAGAAATATGGTAGCTAAAGAATTTCAAAAGTTCTGTGAAGAAGACGAAGGTGTGGTTCGATTTGGATTAGAGCTTTCCCCAGAATGGAAGAGACAACATTGGAAAACTTATGAACCAGCATTTATCCGAGGGTATCGCTTAGGACTTGAGTATTGCTTGAAAGTTCTTGCCGATAGTAAAACAGAGAAATATTAAGTAAAATCAGTAATTTAGACACTAATTTTACTAAATTTTGCCGATGAGATTGCCGATATGATAGAAACTGTCATATATTGACAAATGAAACTAGTGCCTATTAACTTGTACAACTATTCAAGATTCAACAAGTGGATTATGAATAAATTTATTAGACATCTTCCGTGCCCTCGATGCAAAAGCAAGGATAACCTCGGAGAGTATGAGGACAACTTCTACTGCTTTGGCTGCGGGTATTATAGGCAGAAGAAGACACTTGACGTACTGAGGAAGAGATTGAAGGGTACGGAACTTCTACCAACTTCTGCTAACTCCATTATTATTGAGGAGGATATCCCAGTACAAGCTAAAACATGGCTTCTGAAATATGGGATCACTAATGAAGAGATCACAAAGTATGGAATTGGTTGGTGCCAGGAAAAGGAATTGTTGGTACTGATTCACAATGATTCTTTCTGGCAAGGTAGGAACTTTGCTACAGGGCCACAACACACAAAGTACTTGTCAAGTGGCAGCAAGGAGAAATTGACCTTTTACGGTGAAGGTGCTAAACTGATTGTAGTAGAAGATGTTTTAAGTGCTATAAAAGTTGCTCGTTTGTCACCGGACTATTGTTCTTTACCTTTGCTGGGATCATCAATGCCTCTAGAATGGTCTAGGATCGTCTCAGAGCGATTTAAATGGGTTAGGATATGGTTAGACAGGGATAAAGCTAAAGAATCGCTTAAAATGGCTAGAAACCTCTCAGAGAGAGTACTGAGTTCCAGGAGTGTGATAACCGAGTTAGACCCGAAGGAGTACTCGTCAACCGAGATTAGGGAGATTTTAGGAAATGATTGAAGAAAAAATCGTAAAATTGTTCTGTTTGAACAAAGAACACTTTACAAAGTATGGAAAGTCTGTTAAACTAGATTATATTAAATATAATTATAGTAATATATTTAAATTATTTAATATTATTAACATCTATTATAATAAATATATAGATAATAATAATATTACATTAGAAGATTTAGAATCTTGTTATGTTAGTAATTACTTCGTTAAAGAAGCGGAGCGTAAAGATCTTGTTCTCCTGTTGCATCGCATCTTTGATGCAGAGGTTAACGAAGAACTTGCTATTGACTACTTGGAGGAGCATCGTAAGAGATCCTTGGCAGGTCGGGTTGCTGAAGTTGCTTTGGATGTCCAGGATGGTAAGGCTTCTGTAGACTCTTTGCTAGAGCTGTTCGGAAAGTTTGAGCAGTCGAATGTCGAGGTTGATGAACCCACTCCAGTAGACTTGGACTTGGAGAAGTTGTTTCAATCCCAAGTTGCTGCTCCAGGTCTTCGCTGGAGACTTGATTCTTTGAACAAGAGTTTGGGTTCACTTCGTAAGGGTGACTTTGGTTTTGTGTTTGCAAGACCTGAGACTGGTAAGACTACATTCCTTGCTAGTGAATGTACGCATATGGTTACACAGACCGAAGGTGATGTACTCTGGTTTAACAATGAAGAGCAGGGTGGTAAGGTAGCTATTCGGTGTTATCAGGCTGCACTTGGTTTGGAGACTGATCGACTGTTTAAAGACCGCCCACTTAATGATAAGTTGTTCAAAGAACAAGGTGGTTCCCGTCTTAAGATTTTTGACACTGAGGATTCATCATCGGTTGCTAGAATTGAACAAGTTATCAAAACCTGTAACCCAGCCTTGATTATCTTTGACCAGATTGATAAGATTAAGGGGTTTAAGACCGAACGGTATGACTTGGAGCTGAAGGCTATTTACCAATGGGCTCGTGAGATTGCAAAGAAGTATGCCCCTGTAATCGCTGTATGTCAGGCTAACGGCGATGCAGAAGGTAAGCTGTGGTTGACTATGGACATGGTTGATTCAAGCCGTACTGCGAAGCAGGGAGAGGCTGATTGGATTTTGGGAATTGGTCGAGAGCAAGACCAGATGAGTAATTATCGTTATCTTAACATTAGCAAGAACAAGCTTTTGGGTGATGAAGACACAGACGCTGCTAGACGGCATGGAGGGACCCAGGTTATCATTCGTCCTGAAGTAGCTCGATATTTAGACTTTTGAGTGGAGGAAGTATGCAAGTAAAAGAACTACAGCCTAACGACTGGTTTATCTTGAAAGAAACTACCCGAGTTCCAGAAGAGTTTTGGGGGAAAATGTTTAAGATTTTGGAACACACACAATACGATAAAACACATATTCTTAGCGTTTCTCGTATGGTGTACACTATCAGCAATGACTTGGAAGTGGAATCCGGGAACATTACTGAAGAGAAATTTCCTAACCGACTGGAGAACACAAATGGGTAAGGGATCTAAACCACGGCCCTTTGAAGTTGATCAGAAGACTTTCGACAACAATTGGGAACAGATCTTCGGTAAGAAAAAAGAAGAACCCAAAGAAGTAGAATGTAAAGATGATCCACGAGCACCACATGGATTTGATCGTTCTTCTAGCCATTCGGAGGATCGATATGTATGCGAATGCGAGAATTGGTCTCCGCCAAGTACTACCATTATTGATGATCTTTTGTATGATGCTGGGCTTACTGCACAAGGTTGCTGGGAACACTTGGGAGTCTATGAAAAAGAAGCTATTGAGCGTGTAATTCTTTTAACGGCACAATTATGTGCAGATTCCTGTAACCATTCTAATGATAGAAATTTTATTAGAAAATTTTTCAAGATAGAGGAATTTGAGAATGAAAGTACTGATTTTGGACGTAGAGACAACAATCAACAACAAGGGGAATCCCTTTGATGAAACTAATAGACTGTGTTTGGTCGGTCTTAGCAGTAGTATTGATAACGTGGCTCGTACTTTTGATATCGAGTTTTCTGATTCTCCTAACGGGGATAGTCTTCGAGATATTCAAACACTCATTGATGAACACGATCTGTTAGTTGGGTTTAACATTAAATTTGATTTGCACTGGTTGAGGAGATATGGCCTTACTTTTACTAGCAAACGGATTTGGGATTGTCAGCTTGCTCATTTTATCCTCTCAGGTCAATCTAACCCGTACCCAAGCCTTGATGGTGTGGCTCAATATCATGGTCTTGGCTCTAAACTTGACACTGTGGCTGAATATTGGAAACAGGGGATAGATACCGATGCGATACCAATTGAGGTACTCATAGAATACTTGGAAAAGGATCTTGAGGTCACGAGAAATGTTTACATTAAGCAAGCAGAGTTACTATCAACAACTGCATCAGGACTTAAAACTCTGGTTAGCCTCCATAACCAAGACATCCTGGTATTAGAGGAAATGGAATACAATGGTCTTTTGTTTGATGAAGACAAGTGTTTGAGTCTATCTAAAGAACTGGAGGTTCAAATTGAAGAGATTGATACAAAACTTTTTGGGAATCATATGGTTGATGGTTTTAATCCCAATAGTAACGATCATCTATCTGCTTTACTATACGGTGGTACTATCTCTATACCTCGCAGAGAAGTTATCGGAACTTTCAAAACAGGTGCTAGGGCTGGTCAGCCAAAAGAGCGTTGGGTAGATAAAGAATATGTGTTGTCTGGGTTTGTTAAACCAATTGAAGGCAGTGAACTGAAGAAAGAAGGTTTATTCTCCACGGATGAACCAACACTTCGCCAGCTTAAATGTAAAGGTGTTGCTAAGGATATTGTAGAGACATTGTTGAAACGAGCAGAGCTTGACAAACGACGTGGAACGTATTACGATGGTTTACCAAAGCTCAGAAGGACAATGAACTGGGAACAAGGTAAGTTGCATGGTCAGTTAAACCAGTGTGTTGTTGTTACAGGTAGACTGTCTTCCTCTCGCCCGAATTTACAGAATTTCGACGGTGAGATTAAAACTTTATTTAGGAGCCAATATGTCTAGTGACACTGGGCGTAGGAATGGCAAGAAAGTTGTCAGAGAAGTTATAGCTGGTGTAAGTACTTATGAAGAAAAGTTTGCACAGCTTAAAGAAACTTGTGTATCAGTTGAAGAAGTTCAACAGGGATGGTATGTTCTTAGCCATACTGGTAAGTATTACTATGTGACTCCTTATATGTTATGGAGACCAGAAGGAAAACGTGGTAAAGACTGGTATAGGTATAAAAACATTTATCATTTGGCAGAGAACTATCTTAATAAAGTATATACTCCTAAGGAGAAAGATAATGGAACCAGTAGAAATGGAAGACAACCGCGAGTGGCAGCTAGCTGAAATGCAAAAAGATTACATTTGTCAAGCTGCCAGCAACATTGATGATTATTTCTCTGAATTATCAGCCGATGATATTTTAGATTTAGTAAGTGATAAGACTTATGAAGCAATTCGAGACGCTATTTTGGATAGGGAAGTTCTTGATGAAGACGAGGGGCACCTTGGCTGTTACTCATATCCTAATTGTGACGTAAATCCTTCTGGTTGTTTAGTTAAAACAAATAACCCAGAACAATATGGACATAAAGGATAATCATGCTTCTCCAGGCAGATGCCAAGCAGCTTGAGTTCGTGGCTGCTAGTTACTTAAGTCAAGATGAAACAGCAATACAGGAGATATGGAATGGAACAGATCAGCATACAGACAATCAAGAACGATTTGGACTCCCTAGTAGACTCATTGCGAAAACTTTCGTATTCAGGCTCATATACGGAGGAACTGCATTCAGCTATGCAAAAGACCCTAACTTCAGTGGAATTGGTAATGAACGATATTGGGAAGGAGTCATTCAGCAATTCTATTCAAAGTATCAGGGCCTTCAGGCTTGGCACGATGAACTACTATTACTTGTTAAAAGGGATAGAAAACTCATTATGCCTACTGGAAGAACTTACTATTACGAGCCCGAAGTCAAAGGTAACAGAGTAAACTGGCCTCGAACAAAGATTCTGAATTATCCAGTCCAAGGACTCGGAGCAGATCTAATGTGTATTGCCAGAGTATCCTTGTTTAATCGTTTGAAAGGTAACAAAGCAGTAAAATTTATTAACACAGTACACGATAGTATTATTCTTGACATCAATGAAAAAGAGTGCTACAATATTAGTACAGTGGTAGAAACAGTGAGAAGTGCTTTTGAGGATGTACCCCTGAATTTTAAGAAACTTTTTAAGAAAGAGTTTAACCTTCCGATGCGGGTTGACATCGAACTAGGCCCCACCTGGGGCAATATGGAGAAAGTGTAATGGCTATCAAACAATTTACAGTTGCTAATGTTGGTACACCTGTAACGACTACCAAGGGAAGTCGATCTTATCAAACCTTGGAAGTTATTTACAAGGATGACCAGGGAAAAGCCGGTACCAAGAAGTTGGTGTCCTTTGCTAATCCTTCCGTATACAACTATGTAGCAAAGTTGAATGCGGGTGACGTGTTTTATGTTGAGTTGGTGAAGGAAGGTGAGTACTGGCAATGGAAGCAAGCTAGTGGCGAACCTATTAGTGGTGGACAATCTGCTCCTGCAGCAACTGGGGGTAATCAAGTGAGTGATGCAAAAGGCAGTACACGTGTAGTTGGTAGTAACTATGAAACTAAGGAAGAACGCCAAGCTCGACAAGTTATGATTGTACGTCAGAGTTCTCTGTCTAATGCAATTTCTACTTTGTCTATTGGTGCAAAGGTGTCTCCTTCTCCAGAGGCTGTCATTGCTTTGGCTAAGGAGTATGAGAAGTTCGTTCTGGGTCATCCTCTGGATAGCCTGGTTAGTGATTCTGTAGATGATGTACCTAACTAAGGAGATAATAATGAGCGAGAAGAAGAAGCTGTATATTGGTTTTGAAAACTGGTCGGGTAAGTTCCGTGTTCGTGTTAAGGGTACTTACGTAGGCCGATTCTTGACTTTGGATAAAGCACTCCGAGCACGTAACAAGTACATGAAGTCTATGGGCTTGTCCTTGTCTAAAGGGATGTAATGGTAACTCGCCGTAAAAAGGCTATAGAATTCCCACCAGAGACCTGTGGATCTTGTCAATATTATGAAGCCAAGATATCCGAACAGAGCCTCTGCTGGGGTTCTCCACCAATCCTTGCAGATGACTTGTGGATTCGTGGTACACCAACAGATGCTATTAATACTGCATGTTGGCACTATAAACCAAAGCAAAACGGATAATCATGGAATCTCTCATTGATGGTGATATCGTAGCATATCGTTGTGCAGCATCTTGTGAAAATGAAGATGTTGACTTGGTGTTTTTCCGCATCAATGAAATGATTGATGGTATTCTTAATGCTACAAATTCGGAGTCTTTTAAAGTATATCTTTCTGGTAAAGAGAACTTTAGAAAAGCTGTTTATCCAGAATATAAAGCACACCGTTCTAAACTACCTAAGCCTCGTTGGTTAGATGACGCTCGTGAATATCTTGAGACAGAATTTAAAGCAGAAGTATCTCAAGGAGAAGAAGCAGATGACTTGTTGGGAATCAACCAAAGACCAGATACAGTTATCTGTTCAATTGATAAAGACCTGCTTCAGGTACCGGGTAACCATTACAATTTCGTAAAAAATGAATTTAGTATTGTAGTCCCTTTCCAAGGGCAATATCACTTCTATAAACAATGTCTTGTCGGAGATCGTGCCGATAATATAAAAGGAATCCCAGGCATTGGTGAAAAGAAAGCAGAAAGAATTCTTGAGGACTGTAACTTTGAACAAGAATTATTTAATGCAGTACGAGATGCCTATAGCAATGATGAAGAGTTTTTAATGAATGCACGATGCTTGTGGATTCGAAGAAAACCCAATGAAGACTTTAAAGAACATTTTGAGAGACTAGCCAATGAAACCAGCATCAGCGAAAGCTAAAGGTCGTAAATTGCAACAGCAACTTCGGGACTTGGTTCTTGAGACCTTTCCAGATTTAAAGCCAGATGATGTACGCAGTACTCCTATGGGAGTAAATGGCTCTGACTTAATGTTATCCCCTTACGCTCAAGACCATTTTGGTTTTAAAGTAGAATGTAAGAACCGGGCAGCAATGTCTGTGTTCCGAGACTTTGAACAAGCAGCTACTGAATGCGCTCCCTGGTTGGTACCTTTGCTAGTAATTAAAGAAAACAAATCTAAACCACTCGCTATTGTTGATTTAGATTTTTTTATGTTGTTATTGAAACAAGTTTACCTGTATAATAAGCAAGAACGCAGTAAAAGCAACTAATTAAAAGGAGTAAAATATGACTCAATTTACTTTCATGTGTGACGATGGAGAACACACCTGCACTATTACTTATGAAGATTCTTGTGTAACTTGGCCCGAACTTCTTCCAGTATTTTTAAACTTCCTTCGTGGGTGTGGTTTTGTTATTGGTGAGTTTGATGAGCTTTACCTACAATCTCCCGATGATCATGTTATTTCTCCTAATACATCTACGGACGACTAATCATGCGGATACTTCTTCTTGACATTGAGACTAGTCCTAATACTGCTTTCGTCTGGGGACTTTGGGACCAGAACATTAGCATCTCACAATTGATTGAAAGTAGTGAGATTTTGTGTTATGCTGCAAAATGGCTAGGAGAAAAAGATGTTTATTTTGACTCGATTATGGAGTCTTCTCGAGAATCAATGCTCGGAGGTATTCATGGTCTTCTGGATGATGCTGATGTGGTTGTTCATTATAATGGGACTAAGTTTGATATCCCCACTCTTAACAAAGAGTTTATCTTAGCAGGTATGTCACCTCCATCTCCTTATAAGCAGATTGACTTGCTGTCTACTGCTCGTAAGCAATTCAGATTCGTTAGTAACAAGTTGGACTATGTTGCTCAAGAATTGGGTTTGGGTAAGAAGCATGAGACTAAGTTCACACTCTGGGTAGACTGCATGCGTAAAGATGCTAAAGCCTGGAAACTTATGAAAGCATATAACATAAATGATGTTATAATGCTTGAAAAGGTTTATCATAAGTTCTTGCCTTGGATTAAGACACATCCTAACCGTGGTATGTATCAGGAAGTAAGTTTGGTATGTCCTAAGTGTGGTAGCAAGCATTATCATGCACGTGGTTGGTACTTTACTTCTACAGGTAAGTATCAGCGTTACCAATGTCAATCCTGTGCTGGTTGGTTCCGTGATGCAGGTGTAACTAAGAACGTAGGTCCTAAAACTAAAGAGAGGTTTTCAAATGCAAGCTAAGTTAGAGGAACGAGTCAGTAACCTAGAGAAGTCTGGTATCCCAGCATTCCGAGATTTTGTAGCAACCAGTGCTCTAGCTTATTTTGCTAACAATGCTTATCAGTATGACGAACTTGCTTGCCATTGTTATAACATTGCAGATGCTTTTATTGAAGAAAGGAAAAGATACGATGCACCCACTAAATGAAATCTTTAATGATGCCGTAGACCAATGTGCTGGCGGTAAAGGGCAAGAACGGCATGGAATGGGTATGACCTTTCTTGAACAAAAGTGGTCTCGATTAGCCAAAGATCATGGTATTGGGTTCCTTACTGGGCAAGCACAGAAAAAATTAGAAGAAGCAATGGCGTTTTATAATACTCATGGAAAGCCTGACGCTGAGTGGTGGGATCGTGAAATGCTTGGTGCAATTGTTTATTTGGCTATGGCTGTTTATTACGAAAGGAACATGAAATGACAATAACTCTGGTAGAGTTGCAAGAGCAACTTGCAGCTCGGTTTGATGAAGTAACTCTGCTGGAGCTACTGAATATTAATTCGTATGACTTGATTGAGATGTTTGCTGAACGAGTAGAGGATAATTATGAAAAGCTCCTTGCAGAATTGGAAGAGGAAAGCGATTCCGATGCATAAGGAATTGCAAGACAAGAAGTATAGACCTAAAGTAATTAAGGAGCGAATCAACTATTTTAAGGAGATAGAGGCTGATAAAGAAATAGCAGAGTATCTGGTTAATGAAGACAAAAATTAATTACGAAAGGTTGAAATGGCTTATGGAAAAAGATAAAAAAATTCAAATGGATGACTACAAGAAGTTTATCCATGCTTCCCGATATGCTCGTTGGATTCCTGAGCAAGGTCGCCGTGAGACCTGGGAAGAGACAGTACAACGCTATGTAAACTATTTTGGAAACAAGTTTGACACTTTTCCTAAACAAGAAGTGTATGATGCTATTCATGGAATGGAAGTTATGCCCAGCATGCGGTGTATGATGACTGCTGGTCCTGCTTTGGATCGAGATAATGTAGCTGGTTATAACTGTTCTTTTATGGCTATTGACCACCCTGCTTCGTTTAGTGAAGTAATGTATATTCTTATGTGTGGTACTGGTGTTGGGTTTAGTGTAGAACGACAGTTTATTTCTAAACTACCTTCTATTGCTGAGGAATTTCATGAAACAGATACAGTCATTAAAGTTAAAGATTCTCGAGTCGGTTGGGCA